ATAGAGGATCTTTTATTTATTTATCTCCATACAATGCAACAATAAATTCTAAAATTAGAAATATTCGACCTTCAGAAAAATTATGTGTTGAATACATAAGATACAATGTTCAAAGATGTGAAAGAGGATTAAAAACTTTTAAAAGGTATGGCATTAAATAATACAAAATTACTTCCACATCAAAGAATGGAAATGTTGACACCAGCAAAAGTTGAGAGAGAATTTGGCATACCATTAGAAACATTATCTAACATGAGACAGATTACATTAGATACTGGAACTCAAAGAGGTCCTATGTTCTTTAAAGACGTAAACATTATATTTTACAGAAGAGAATGGATTGTTGATTACATTGATAGCAAAGTAATAAATTTTACAACGGAAAGTCAGGAACATCAGGAACTTAAACAATTTAAGAAAACTTCATAACTTCATATAACTAGCGTAACCTTACATATCAAATATTAATACATCGGAATATCAATCATTCCATGATATTAAAAAATAAAATTCAAGATCCTTTAGAAGATTTAAGATTAGATAGTTTTACAAAATTAAATGAACTTTTAAATATAAACCATCACTCACCATCAGCAGCTCAACTACCTCTAGGTTTTTACGTTTACTCAAGATTATGCTGCACTCAAGAAATGAGAAGAGATTTTGACGGTAATGCAAACATGGCTGCTGGAATAGCTGTCGGTGATGCAGTTCAATATCGTTATTCAGATACGGTTTGGTCATTTAATCCTAATCAAAAAAAACTAGCACCTCACAAACATATTAAATTATCGCAAGAAGAAGCCATTGAAAAAGCAATGGAAAAATTTAAAGAATACATCCCAGTCAATGACAAAGACAGAGATAAAAAAGAGAAATATTTAGAAACAATACCTCAAACAATACAACAAGCTTTCTTAGTATTCGATCAACTTGGTGCAAATAAAGGAACAGAAGTTGTTGCAGAAGATAGCATTAATCATATTGATAAAAGACTTTCACTTCCAATCGTAGGAAGAACCGATCTTCATTTTAAGGATTTTAAAGGTGAGGAGCAATCCTCATCTGCGGATATTAGTTCCGTTCTTTCAGTCCTTGAATTGAAAACTACTTGGCAATCGCCAGGTAAGATTAAGAAGGATGGTACGAGATCATTTGCTTCGGCTCGTTTGCCATCCTTCCCAAGTAAGAACCATCTTAAACAATTAGGTTTCTATGCAGAGGTCAAGCAACCATGCAATCCAAAATTAGTTTATGTAACAGCAGACGGTTTTAAAGTTTTTACCAAAGAGAACTGTGCTGATCTTGAACCAGAAAATTTACATAATTATTACGAGCTTTTAGTTAAAGATTGTATGCGAATTGAAAGGCTGCTTTCAAGACATATAGATTTAGATGAGCCAGACATGATTTTAACAGAAATACTAAAAGATGTAGATCCAGATTTTGAAAGTTTCTACTGGAACATTGGTCAAGAATATTTATCTCGAGCAAAAAAACTATGGAGTTCAATATAAAATGTCAGCAGAAAAAAAATCAATACAACTTGAAAGAAAGCAATGGAGAGAAAACAGTCTGTTAAATGTCATGGCTGTTAAAAAATTATCTAACGAAATTGATAAAATAATAAGCAATCAACCAGAAAAAAATATGGAGAAGAAAATGTCAGAAGATAAGTTAATAAAGTCTATTAATGATTTTAAGAAAAATATAAAAAGTACAACAATATCTATTCATGGAAAAGATTATGCAACTGTTGCACCAAGAGTAGCAATACTTCGAAGAAATTTAGGTAAAGATCTTGATATTAAAACTACATTATTACACCATGATGAAAAAAGAGTTGTCGTACAAGCTGACGCTTACATAGAAGGTTTACACGTATCATCAGGATTAGCAGAAGAATTTAGAGCTGCCTCAAGAATAAATAATACATCAGCATTAGAGAACTGCGAAAGTTCTGCAATAGGAAGATGTTGTGCTTTCCTAGCTATAACAAATGACAATATTGCATCAGCAGAAGAAGTTGACCAGGCAATAAATGTTCAAAACAAAATTGTTGAGAGTGAAAAGAAACTCACTTTAGCATTAGTCGAACTTGGTAAGGTTTCCCACATCGGCTCTTACACTTCTTGGATAAGTAATAATAAAAAATTAATGCAAGACTTAAAAGATTTAAGTCCAAAGTATTATGCAAACTTTTTATTACAATTTACCAAGATTAAAAACCAACTAGAAACTAAAGGAATAGTCAAAAATGGATGACCAAAAACCAGAACGAAAATCACTTGGAGTAATATTTCCAAATGACAATAAAGAAAATCCAAAGAGTTACGACATCAAAGGAACAATAACTTTACCTGATGGTCAAAAGTTTAGAATTGGTGGATATAAAGCTGCTGCTACTGGAGCTGGTAAACTACCTAAAGATGCACCTTACTATTGGATGCACAGAGTAGAACCACTTGAAGAAAATAATGTTGGTACTGCTTTTGATCCAGCAAGTTTGGAGACGTAAAAAATGGATACGGATAAATTTAAAAGCATAGCTTTGAATATGGAGACGTACAAAAAGCTTCGTGAAATGTCTGATAAGAAATTTGAAATGCCTCAGTCAATGGCTAAGACAGCTTCATTTTTTATTGATCAGGCTTTTGTAGATTTTAAAAAATATAATGATGCAAAACGAAAAGCTTAATCAAATCCGTCAAGTTAAAGAGTTAGAGTATGGCTCATTCGAAAACAATATGACAAATATTGGTCGGATGTGGTCGTCTCTACTCGGCTTGAAAAATGACATTCCAGGTTTCATGGTAGCCAATATGTATGTAGCAGCCAAACTTATTAGGACCAATAAAAGTTTTAAAGAAGATAATTATACTGACGCAGCAAACTATCTGCACCAGGCGGAGTTAATGCAAAAGAAAAAAAATGACAGTAATTAAATTTCCTAACACACCAGCAAATCAAATGTCTGACACCGCTAAGTTAGCTATTGAAATGGAAAAAGAAAAACAAACAGTAGAAATATTTTTAAACTGGAGATTAAATCAAGATGACTGGGATCTGTATCATATAGCAGAGAGAGATTTAGAATTAGTAGCTATGTTTGGTGAAGTTATGAAATTAATTCCTCTTGTATCTGCAAGACTTAATACAAAACTTGCAGAGTTTATTTGCAAATTAAATATTCAACAAAATTTACCGAAAGCAAAAGATGACTAGAAAACCAGGAGATATTAATTATGAAAATTATGTAGGCTATCAAGCATTCAGCTCAGATATGCCGGTCCATCGTATCAATAAATCTAATTGGTACTTAAAATTTGAAAATAACATTCCATCTTTCTTTATTGGAGTTGAGAATATTTATCGTCAAATGCCGCCTTTGGCTTTTTTTGAAACAGCAGATCGAACAACAGTACACGATATGACTGGATGGAAAGAGCAAACAGAGAATTACTTTAATTTAACCATAGAGGAGATAAAATGCCAAACAGACATCGAACAGCTGAAGAATTTGCCTTTAATGCCACAGTTGGAAAAAATATAAAATATTTAAGAAAAGCAAGAAACTTAAATCAATCAAAAGTAGGAGTAGCATTATCAGTCAGCTTTCAACAAATTCAAAAATACGAAAAAGGAGCTAATGGACTTAGTGCAATAAGACTTAAACAGTTAGCAGAAAAATTTAACGTATCAATGGATGTCCTGGCTGATCCTAACATGATACCGCAATACATAGGATTTAGTCATGTCAAAAATAATTAAGACTACACAAGGTCAAGCAGACTTTGTAATTAAAGAAGAATATCCAGATGAGAATGCAGCTATTAAAGGTAAAGAGCCTACTACATCGGATGCTGAAGTATCAGATATTAAAATTGAAAATGTAAAATATAAATTAAAGGAGGTTTTAAAAGATGAGTAATGACGGAAAGCTTTTAAGATTAGAAAAAAGACATAAAGGATTAGCCAGAGTTACAGCTGCTATTAATGATCTTTATATCTACGGTGTTTATGAAAGTAATTATCCAGCTTTAATGGAGACCTTAAATACAGCTAAGGATGCTTGTAAGGAGGAGTTAAGAGACACTCACATAGAGATAGTATCGGTAACTAAAGCTAATGAGATAACTAAATTAACACCGAGTACAGAAGAGCAGCTCCAGGAGGATTTTGAAGGATGACTAATGTAGGAATGTTTGAAGATCCTGAGAAGATTGAATATTTAACCAATCAAAATACTTTATTAAAACAAAAGCTAAAAGAAGCTATATCAAAAATAAAAAGAATACATGGTTTAGAAGAGATCCATGCCAAAAACAATGGTGACTTGAGAGTTCACATAGTTAAACTTGAAAAAGAAATCCACTCACTAAAAAATGTACTTCCTAATATTCAAGAAAAAGGATAAATTTATTACTTACACAAATCAGGTATTTGGTAATGAAGAAGATGCTGAATTTTTTGCAAAGAAAAGTTTTAAAAGAAAAGATGAATGGAAGATAGTTCCATACGATAAAGAGAATATTGACAAATATTGGTATAAATAAAGCCACACACAGCCACAGAGACTGCAATTAAGCAGCCTCCATGACCTCTAGTATATATTAAGAAACGTATTTTTTAGGAAATATTACTACGTTAGATTTTGGCAAAGCAACAATCCTAAAAACATTTTGATTGTTTTGCATTTCGCCAAAGGTAGATTTGTAAGAATAGATTTTGCCAGTTTTTGCAGCAAAATACTTAACAGCTTTGAAGTCTTTAATTTTCATTAATTTAACTCCTTCCAACCGTCAGTAGTTTTAATACCAATAGCATTATCTACAGCTGATCTCTGTTTATCAAATTGTTCAGACGTATTGTCTAAATCATTGTGATCTCCATAAATTGTTTTGGTCGTTTTAATATCTAAATGACCAATATAACTTTTAATAAAGTTATCATTTAAAACAATAGGATCTGCTTGTTGATGATTTAACAAAGCTGTTGAAGCAAAATGTCTAAAAGTCTTACTTGGAGAGCCTTTAAACTTACTCCATAAAACTTTTAAATAAGCTTTATTATCTCCAGAACTAGACTTTCTAATCTCAACTTTAGCTAAACCTAGATCTTGATATGCAAGGACCAACCAATCTCTAACAACTTTTTCAGTTACTGGTACATTATAGTAACCAAAAGAAGGAAAGATCCATTCAACATTTTTTCCAAAGTGTTTGTTATGGACAATTTTCCATGCTTTTAAAAGTGTCCAAAGTTCAGTAGGTAAAACATTAGATCTTTCAGATCCATCAGCCTTAACACTTTTAGCATATAGACCTTCAACAACAGTATGAGTTATATCCCAAGTACCAGTTTCTAAATTAACAAACTTCCATTTGAAAGCTATTAACTCAGACATTCTGACACCTAGAAAAACTAAACAAGATACAATTACGTATTTTGAAATACTCTTTATATCTTCATTATTAGTTGGAGTTAAAAGAGTAAGAAGTCTAGCAACCTCTTGTCTATTAATCATAACCGTTTTAGTTTTTTTATACTCTGAACTATCTACTGGAAGCAAAGCTTTATCTTTTTTAGGCTTCCACTCCGATAGAGATCCAACGTGATCTATATATTGTTTTTCAACAGCATATTTTAAAACAGTTGTTAAAGAATTAGCTACATCAAATGCAACTTTAATAGAGCATCCACTTTTTCTTATTTCCTTAAACCAAGTTTTAGCAATATCAATGTTTAACTGTCTAATTAATATACTAGAAGGAAAAACCATTTTGTTTTCAAAATGTGGTCTTATCCATCTTTTAAACCAACGAGGAAAACGATTAACTGAACTTACTTTCAAAGCGGATTTTGTATTTAAAGCATCTTCCATTCTTTGATTGGAGTATTCTTCATACACATCAACAACCGTTCTCATATCAAGAGCTGCTTGAGCCTTAATACTATTAGATCTTAACTCTTCTCTTTTTGAGATTACCTTAGATTTTAGTTTATTATGATAAACTACTTTGTATTTACCGTAAGCGTCTTTAACTAACAAATTCCATTTGGAATTTTTATTTAGTATTTTTGTGTACACCATTAGCATACCTCACTTTCTAAGAGTTGAGGATAGATACACAAATGTTTATTTGAAAAAAAGCACGTGTTCTTATTTGTGTTACCAAGTAACATTGAGGTAACATTTTCAAACAGAATAACGATATTTTTACCCAATATTATTATTTTGTAGGACTTTCTAATTATGATAGAAGCCTTATAAAATATAACTAATATTAAAACAAAAGTGTTCATTTTCAACTCTTGTTTTAGTTATATGCGGAGAGATGGTTTACGTCAATCCATTAAATAGATAAGTAAAATCAACATTTTATTTAGGTTCGGTAACATTCAAGTAACAAAATATTCTTAAATATTAAAATTGATTTGTTTTTTTTTAGAAATTGGAGAAGGCGTGTTACCAAACATAGGATAGCGTTTAGATTGAATATAGTCTGACATGCAATCTTTATCAGCTGGTTGTCCTGGTGTCTGTATTCTACAAAAATGTTTATAGGAAGCAGTAGTAACAAAGCTAGAAGTTGTTGTATTGCAATGATCACATTTAAACTCTGTGATGAGTTTCGGTTTTTTTCTTTTCAAGATGTTATTGAAGCGGATTTGAATTGGAAACTTTGATTTCTTTTATTTGTAAATTTAATAATTGAATTTCTTTTTCAAGTATTGCGATAGCTGTTGAGTGGTCGTTAATACTAAAAGTGTTAGTTGAAATACTCTGTGAGTTTTCTTTAACAACTTCTATTGATGCAACGTCTACAGACATTGATGCTGCTTGTAATTGCTCAATGATCAATTCCATCTTTGCAAATTTTGAATAGAACGTACCAGTTGATCCTACCAATCCTAGTATGACCATGATAACGCCTATGTTATTCTTTAGTTTATCCATTTTTTAACTGTTCTATTTCTAAAAGCAGCCTCTGTTTATTAATGTTGATGTCTCGCAATGTGTTATCTTTAATATTGACTGGATCGTTTGCTATATAACTTGCAAGACTAACGGTGTTATATATGTTTCGATTATCAATTAGGTTGTTGCCTAAATATATGTTTTTAGGAATATAAAACTCTTGATTAGCATAAGTATCTAATGATACCCCAGCTTCCATAGCTTTTAGTTTAACAATAGATTTAACTTCTAAATTTTTTGCTACGTCTTTAATTGTATCGTCAATCGAAGCCATAACCTTATCAATGTTAGTGGCAAGTTCTTTGTTTTGGATATTTTTTTTTGACGTTTTAGTTTCACTTTTAGAAGCTACTTCTTTTTTCGATTGTACTTTTTCTTGTTTGGAATTACTTTCTGTTGAAACAGTCTCTGTTGTAGGCTCTTCGCTAGTGGGTTCGGTTTCTTTAGCTTCCGCTTTTTTTTCTTCTGGTGCATTTTCTTCTATAATTTTAGTAGCTATAGTTTCTGATTTTTCTTCTTGTATTACTTCTTTTATAACCTCTTGTTTAGCAGCAACAATATTTTCTTTTGTTTCTACCGCCTCTATTGCCTCAACCATTTCTTCATTAATTGGACCAGAGCTATAAACTTTAACAGTCATATTCTCTTGAAGTTCTACCTGGATCTTTGTTCCTTCTGGTACTCCAGCTTCATAAATCTTTTCAGATAGTTTTTGTTCTATTCCAGATACCACTTCCCAGATTTCATTTTCTGTAAGATTGCTAGTACCTAAAGCATTATTAATTTCTGTAATTTCTGTAGTAGTTAATGGCTCATAATCATCAGTTGGAAATTGTAGTTTCATTTCAGCACCTAATAAATTTGGTCCTAATAGAGCTGTTGTTGTAGATCCAGATCCATCTTCTAAAGTCATAGACCATTCAAAGTTATTAGATTTAGTTGATGTAATATTTAAGCTGTCTGTAAATTTTCTTGAGTTACCATTGTAACCAGCATCATTATATCTAATGGTTGTAACCTCATCTATAACTTCGCCTTCATCATTCTTTACTTTAATATTTAAAGTGTACTTGTCATTGATCCCAGCACTATTACCACATTGATAAGCAGATCCAGACCATTCACAGTTTTGCATAGAGATCTCATTCTCTATAACAATACCTCCGTCTAATTTTTTTTGTGTAGATGTATGAGAATTACCATCATCATCTGTTCCAGTTACTCCAATAAGTGAACCAGCAGCTTTAATTGTAAGATCATGGCTACCTTC